GTTTTAGTAATTTAAACAAGGAACTAAATCAAAAGTTTTTGAATAATGATACAGACATTTATATACATCTTCTAATCTAGAAAACTTATAAAATTGACTTAAGTTATTTACATCTTTTGAAAATAGTACTATCTGTAAAGCATAAGAATTTAAAGTAGTAACTACTGTAGTAGTATCTTCAATTTCTTTCATTATATTTATATAGAGATTAGACTTTTTATTATTGTAACTCTTTCTTATTTTTTCATAAAACCTAGTTAAATCTAGTTCCCTATTATCATTTATAAATTTAAGAGTATCAATATCAATTTGATTAGTTGATATAACCTTGTTTAAATATTCCTTTACGTCTATTCCATTATCTTGTAAATCAGTTAACAGTAAGATTACATCACTGTAAGTTATCATTCTATTTCCTTTCCCCGTATAACAGGCTAAATTTCTAAGTTGGCATCAGTCATGTCTAAACCTAATGAATCTGCTGTTGGAAGTTCCCCAATCTCCTCCGTCCCACCTGATGTTTCTGGAGAAGGAATTTCCATTTCTGATCTATCACCACCAAGATCTATGTTAACGTTAGAACCGGAGGGTTCATGGAAGTTTCTTGTGCTTGGTTCAAACTCATCACCTTCTTCAGTAGTATCAATTCCAGCTTCTTCCTGTTCCTTTAATTTATCAATCTCTTCTTGCAGGACATTTATTACTTCTTGATCTGTAATAACATTTGCTAACAATGATTTTAATATTCTTAATTTCTGGCTTGCATCATCAATTCCATCTAATAATCCCATGATATTATTAACAATACCAATTTTATTATCCATATTGTCTCTTCTATCCATCTCTTCCGATGTCATAGGAGTTACCATATGTAATTCAAATTTATTGATATAAGATTCTAATCCTTTATCTAAAAGGAATAGATTAATGGCATCATTTAACATTTGGATTATAACATTTTGAATCTTCTTAACAGTTTTAGCATATCTACTTGAAATAAGGCTTAATGAAGTGCCGCCGTTAAATCCAGTACTGTCTTCAGTATCACCTAAATACTGCTTAGGAATCTTCATTGATGAATAAAATTTATCTTTAAAATAATCTATATCAACAATACTTCTAACATCTACATCTCCGCCAACTTGTTGAGTTGATATAGTGCCAAGACCATTATGAGTAGGAACATAAACATTGTTTTCCATTGGTCCTGGGTTAGTATATTCTTGTAAAGAGTTATTAGTATTTATTGCTGTTTTTTGTTCAATTAGTTGTTTTATTCCTAATAAGTGAGGACCAACATTTTCTTTTGGCATATCGCCAACTTCTACGTTGATTATTCTTACTATTGAAGATTTTGTTAATCTATTTAATAATAAAGAATTCTCAAGGAGCATTAAGTTTCTCCAGGACTTGAAAGCATTGTATAATAAAGATTGTCCTCTCCTCACAGTGAATGAGAGTCCATTAGTATCTGTTTCCATGTCGGCATCAGTTTGATATATAGAAACTTTTTCTGGCACCCTTGAACTATTGTCTTCTAAACAACCATGAACAAATTCAGTTCCCTCATATATATTAACATCTTTTTTCTGGAAGTAGTATTGGTAGGTAGAGTACATAAGATTTCCAGTTTGTTTTGTTCTTGCTGCTGTTATTGAAGGTGCTTGGATATATCCATAAGTCTTACCAAATAGAGTTAATTCAAACATTTCAGCAGGGTTAGGAACCATTTCAACATAGTGGGCATATTTATCATCAGAACTATATGCCTTTATATTAATATCCTCATTTAGTTCCTGTCTGTCTTCTTTTTCTTCTAGAATATCTCGTTCGTTTGTATCAAGTATACCTTTTAATCTAGTTTTAAAAACAACATTTCTATAATCTGAATTTCTTAATAACCTAAGATATACATCACCATATTTACATAATGAATAAACTCATTTATAAACATTCTTATCAACATTAAGTTCATCAAGTAGAAAATTGATATAATTACTAATTTCAGTCTGGTCTGATTCTGCTCATACAATATGACCAGATTCATTTGCTTCAGTTGCATCTTCTGCATATATTTCTAACATAGATGAAATAGTTGTATCTTCAGCCATTATATCTAATACATCATATATCAGATTTCTACTTTGAGACATCTGAGTAAATGATTCAATGCTCGTCATGTCAATCTGACCAACCTTAACGGCATTGATAATATTATCGTATAAGATATTATCTGTATCAATTCCTATATTCTTTTCAGGTACAGGTATAGCTTTTATTTGTTTTCCAAATAAATCTGGATTACCTAATACACCATTATTCTTATCTTCAGGCATCTAAATTCCTTCCTATCAGATATGATCTGCTTAGAGTATAATTCCATTCATTAAATACATTTGATTAACAGGTTTTGCAACTCCAAATCCAAAATTCATAAAATAGTTATTATCTTCTTGTACTTGATTAGCTACTTTGTTTTGTATTGGATCTTGCAGTTTCTTTAATTCGTTTTCAAAATCAACTATTATTTGTTGTCTTTGATAATCAGCATTGGTACTTGCACTTGCGCTTATTGTTGCCTCTATATCTTCGCCATATTCAAAAGCAAATTCTTCTGCGTGTTTTGAAGCATTATAAAGAGCACCGCATAATGCGTCTGCTGTATCTTTGCTATTTATTCCACTGGGCCCGTGGTCAATTTTACCATTATTATTTCTTTCAAGCCCTATTAACTCTTCCTTTAGTAAGGAAGTTTTATATAATTGTAATCTTTCTTCATATATTGCATTCTTAAGAGTAAGATATGGTTTACAAATTCTATCTTGGTCCACCCTATCAACGGAAATTGTTTCATAGTTATAACCTTTTGATTTCAACATTTGGCCGGTATCAAAAGATTGGAAAGTATCTGTTGATATACCTCTTATGCTGAATCCATTTTCTCTTAACCAATATATAAATTGTCTATTCTTCTCAAATGATATATTATGACCTTTAGGTGCTTTTATAGCAACACTAAAAGCTAATCTATAGTATAGCTCTTTACTATCTGGTATGCCTTCTTGATGCGGCTTTTTACCTATGACTCATATTCCAGCTATACCAGTTTTATCCCCTGACTCAGATAAGTCCAGATGAACATACATAGGTCTATCAAGATATTTTCTATCCAATCTTTCAATATCTATGAACTCTGAATACTGAGTTAAATCATCAGGGGCATCACCAACAGTTATTATTTCTTTTGTAAAAAGGTTTTGTAAATTTTCTTTTTCAATAGCAGCTACTCTTGCGCCACTAATATATCTAGTAACATTAGAAGTGGAAATACCTGCTATATCTGTTAAAGCAATATCAATATCATCAATGAAGTTCTCATAATAACCCATCGGAACTTCTAATATTGTAAAGCCTTTACTTCTATATATATCTAAGTCTTTTTCTGTAATGTTTAGTGGTAATACTTCTGAAGTTAAGAATTTATTACCTATTGCCACTTTGAATTTTTCTTTACTGTCTTTATCTGTACGAATAACCCATTGTGGTTCATCTACTATCAAAGTAGTCTTACTTTCATTCTTTTGTTTCTGACTTATGAATGATTCTAGATATGATTGTTCAGTTCTTTTTGAAGAAGCAAGAATTAGTAATGTAGGATTCTTTTCCCCTTTCATAAAACGGGATTGCATACGAGCACTGGCACTGCTTACTAATTCTTGAGCAGCCTTTTTTTGCTTCTCAACATCCATGTTTTGACGGAATGAAACCTCGTCTTGGAAGCAATTATGAGAAACTATATATCCGGAATTCGTTTTTATAAGAAAATTATGATAATCTCCAGCATTTATAACATCATAAAATTTTTTTGGAGTATCTAATTTTATTTTTGTTATACTTTTAATTTTCATCTTTTAGTCTTCTAGAATATTTCATTGACCTCGTTCTTTTATTATATTTTGTATATATTCGTCATAATTCATATTATTTCTCCTTAAATAATATTAATAAAACAGCTCAATGAAGGAGCATTGTTATCTCAAAGGCTCATGACTTCCTTTGCTACCTGTTTTTATTATCTTTATATATCAGCTAATTCATCATCTTCTGTTAAAAACTGTGCTTCTTTATATAATCCATTTTTGAGCATAAATTTATGATTAGGAGTACATTTAATAATAGTCCCATCTTCTAATTCTAAATGATATTCTTCATTAAATAAACCAGACATTTTTACAGTGCACGTATCAGTTAAAACTAAATTATTATTATCATCTATATTATAAACCTTTATAGGTTCATTTTCTAGTGAAGAAATATTTCGTACACCATCAGAAACTAGTATCTCTGTGTCCCCATCAAGGCAACTGAATAAAGCCCTACCAATTATGTGTTGAGGTCTGGAACCATATATAAGTTCAATACCCTTTGGAGGAAATCATTGCGGAGGATCTGCCTTGTTAACCGTTCCTCTTTC